CCTCACTCAGTTGGGCAGGGATGTCATCACGTACTTCTGAGGCCATAGAGCCGGGAGGTATCTCGTTACCACTCACAGGATCAACGTTCATGCCGTCATCAGAGATACCACCCTCATCAAAGAGCATCTCCATCTGGTTATCTCTACTATTCATTACTGCGCCGCCTTCGTTAAAAAGCCTTGCCTTATCATCCTTTGTTATAGCTGCATCTGCTCCTCTATCGATGCTACCACGAGGCATGTCTTTCCAACGAACTATATTTCCATCAGGACCAACAACCTCTAAATCATCCCCTGTCATTTTTGGGGATATTCTTTTTGTTTCTATAGTGAAACCTTTATCACTAAGTTTACTACGTAATTCTGGGTTACTAAGATTCCCTTTACCCCACTCACTAATGATTTCATCTGCTTCTAAAAGTTCTGAATCAGTGTATGATGGTGTACCCTTACGTGATACCTTGGGGATGTTACTAGATACATCAAATACTTCTTTAGCACCCTTCTTAATGGCTTTAGCAGCAACATCACCTAAACCGGGTATAATTCCTATAAGAGCCGCACCGCCCAGCGCACCAGCCAAGTAGTAGTTAGGCTCATCTTTCTGTAGTTCATCATAGACTTCCTTAGCCGCCACAGCGTCACCAATAATAGGTGTCATACTAGCGACAAAAGTAGCAGCATCTTTAAATGATACCTCTGGTACATCGACTGCAAGCTTCTTGCCCTCTGCAGCCCAACCTAAAGCTTCCTCTGTCTGGTTATCTAAGTTATCCATTCACTTTGTCCCTCAAGTATTTAAGTCTGCGTAGTGTTGCTATAGAGCCTTGCGCCCTGTTTACCTCAGAGATACTCTCTGCTTGTTCTAGGTTCTTGTGTTGCTCAGCAATCCAAACATCTAGTTCTTGACAGAAAGAATCCCATAGAGGTTTATCGTTTACAAAACTCTTAAGCGACATTACCACTAAACCCCTGCTCACCCGGTGTTGGTGCTGTACCTACGCCCATCTGACCACCACCACTACCTGTGGTGTCCTGTACGCCCTGTGGGCCTTGTCCTTCTGGCGCTGGGCCACCCTGAGGCATAGGAGCACCTTCCTGCCCTACAGGAGGCTGTGGTGGCTGCTGAAAGCCCTTTAAGATCTCAGCTTGGATAGCGGCATCCTGCATGGAGTTAGTAACCTTGTCTGGGTCAAGATCCATAGACTTAGCAATCTCACGAATGATGTAGTCCATCTTAGCAAAGGGAGCTAGTACTGGGTTCTGTGCAACCTGTAGGAATTGCATCAAGCGCTGTGACCGTACTTCGTTAGCCATCAAGCTTTCTGTACCAGAGGCACGAACCTCTAAGTCACCTCGAATAGATGCGTCAAAGTCAAACTGCATGTTAAAAGCAAAGAAAGCCTTACCCATAGGGCGAATTAAATAGTCATCTACGTTCTTAACTACAGCACGGATACTACCGTTAGCTGCACTCATAAGCATAGAGATACCAGAAGCGGTACGCCCTACACCTGATACACCTGTTTGACCGTGTGCAAAGCTAGGGAAGCCTGTACTCTCATCAGCCAAGACACGAGCCTTGTCAAAGAGTTGCATGTTTTCTTGTGCTACGTTAGGGAACTTAGTACCGAAGATAGCTTGACCAGGAGCACCCCCTTGGCGGCGGAAGACCTTGCCGGGGTACACACTCATGTCTTGACCTGGTACAAGGTTAGTCTCATCTACTTCAATGATAAGATTACCAGACAGTGCAGCATTGTCAATAGCCATACGCATAAAGCCATTCATCAATGTTTGAGTATCATCCATGTTCTCAGCAATACCAATGCCAAAGAAGCTATAGGGGTTGTGCTCATATGGTACAGCATAGTAAGGAATACGTGCAGGCTTAAATGGGTTTAGTACAAAGCGAAGTACTTCACCATTACATACCCAGATATTACAATTAAGCTCATCAAGGTCTTTATATTCACGTGGAATCTTAACGCCATTCTCTTCTAGGATGTCTACATCAACAAAACCCCAGAACTCCAATACTTCCCAACGTTCTGAGTCTGCCTGTGTATCATCATCCTCCATAGCCATTTCCCAGTGCTTCTGCACATAGTCTGGGCCTTTAGCGATAGCAGTATCAAGTGCATCCTTCATAAAGTAAGGACGGCTCTTTAGAGCACGAATCTGAGTGCGTGACATCTTGTGACGCTCAATGATATACTCTGCTTCATCCATAGAGGCAGCTTCTGGATCAGGGTAGAAGTTCCAGCATGATACGTGTTGTGTTTCAGGAACAGTCTTAACGATAGGGTCATACTCGCCCTCTTCATTCCAGTTAGGATACTCCTTATCTACAGCGAATGGACCCTTCATTACACCTGTACCAAGTAGAGCCATCTCAAACGCCATAGAGCGCAAGTGAATCGAAGCGCCAGACTCTTCTAGCTGATCGTGGATCTTCTTTTCCATCTTCTTAGCTGCAATAAGAGCAGGGTGGAATGTAATTGTAGTAGGAGTAGTGCCATCACCCTCAACAAGCTTATCGCTTACAGTTGAAAGCTTATCTTGTAGTGGTCCAACACGCCGTGCTAGGTCTGCAAGTGTCTCACCGGGTTTAAGCTTTGTGTCTGGACCAATCAAGTAAGGCTTAGGTGCTGGTTGTTCTGTAACAGACTTTAAGGCATCTCCAGCAGCCACTGCATTAGGGTCAGCATTAATATGTACAGACTCTGCTACACCATCTGGCAGAATGGAGGGATCTACACTCATAGGGAACTTGTTGTTACCAAACAGTACATCTGTAATAGAGCCATATGCAGCAAGCGTCTTGGTCTTAGTTACCTTAACAAATACACGAGACTTCTCTGTGTCTGTGAACTGTACATCAGAACTGTAAAGACCACGATAGTTGCGATAAGCACGTAACCAGCGCTGCTCATCTGAATAACGAGAGTCTTCTGAACGTGAATAACGCTGTTTAACAAAGCTAACAACACTAGAAGCCTCTGTGAAAATACTGTCGTTAGTATCTTCTGCAGCGGTTACTTCGTCAGTCTCAAACGAAAGATCATTGATTTCTGCCATGTTTTATATTCCTTAATAGCCGAAGCTGGGATCAGATGCCTGAAAGCCTGTGCGTTGTGTTGCTGGGTTGTAATCCCATATACTGCTCCGTGGACGTGTCATAATACCATAGCGTAGAGCATCGTAAAGGTGATCTTCTGCATTAGTGTCTACGTCTTCTGGGTTCTTCTTATCCAATGGGATGCTAGGTATCTGTGCAATAGTGTTTGTACAGTTGTTCATAAACACAAGGCGAGGCTTATCAGTAAACTCATCTACCTGTAGACGCCTATGTATTTCGTTCTTACCTGCGACACGTGAGCCTCTTGACCTGTCAGACGGACGCCAACGACACCCTTTGTGATTCATCTGCTCTGCCAAGCTAGGCCCAGTGTCGCCACGGTTGTGCCATAAAGAACTATCTAGCACCCCGTATCTCATTGTACCATCTTTTGCTTCTGCTTCAAGTATTAAATCAGCTAAGTCAGAAGCTGTAACTTTAGACACATACATCTCACGGTACACAATTAGTTGTTCATCTGGTGCTACAGCAAACCACAAAACACCAGTGTAACTGCCATACCCATAATCACAAGCCCTAAACTTTGCCCAAGAGTCAGGGATCTCGAAGTGGTCCACGACATGTATCTTGCGGTCAAACTCTGGAAAAGCTGCACCCTCATTAACATCCCAGTTACCTTCAAGTAACTGCTTACGCTGATGCTCTGGAAGCGAGAGAAGCATTGCTTCATAGTCTCCAGAGTCAGATAAGTACGGATTGTCAAAAAGAGATGCTGGTATAAAACGTCTTTTAAATAGAGGTTGACCTGCTTTACTATGACCCTGAGGGTAGGTAATCGTTTCACCTGATTCAAGATGAGTTGCCCAGAACGCTTGATTTGATCTCTCAGGGTCAATAAACATCTTTTTAACCCAAGCATGTCCACTTCCTCCAGGGTTTGTTGTAGCCCTCATGTAAAGGCCAAGTTTGTTAGAGTGTGCAGATCTTAAGCGAGATCTCATATAATCCCAAGCGTAAGGGCTAGACCATTGCGTAAGCTCATCGAATCCAATCCAGTTAAAAGCCTGACCTTGATACCGTGTGACATCCGTGTCTTTATCAAGATAAGACATCCAAAGTCTGCCACCCTGAGGAGAAGTCCATTGCGATTTTCGTTCCGACCACTTAATACCAGGTACTGCACGGGGATATAACTCCTGACTCTTTTGTATGAGTTCTCTTAGTTCTTCTGTAGTATGTCGTACCAGTAGACCTGAAAAGTTAGGGTCATTAAGTCCGTGTAGAGGGTCAGCCAACATGGCGTAGCTCTTACCCCCACCAGCTGCTCCACCATAAAGTACCTCACGCTCTGATGCACTAAGGAAGTTAGACTGTGGCCCTGGGTTGGGCTTAAATACAACTTCTTGCGCTAGATCTACGTCATAATCAGGGGCTTTAACAGTAGCAGGTACTGTGTCAATAACCTCAGTCTTCTGAGATGCTGTAGCTACCGACTCTACCTTCTTCAAGCTTCTTGATTTGCGAGAGCGTTTCTTCGAGCCGCTTGGCAAGCTTGCGTTTAATTGCAGCTGATTTCTTACGTTTTTGCTCAATTTTAATTCTCTTGTGTAGGCCCATATGAGATATGTAGCGTCCAGTAGTCTTACTCAACCACAAAGCTACTTCACGGTAAGAGTACTGCTTTAAGTGACGCTTTGCAAGCTCTAATGCTTCTAACTCCTCTATTACTGGCTGTAATAGTCTGTCATTATCAGGATGTACTATATAGCCAAAAGGTACTTGACGGTTTGATACACGAGCTATTACGTGCCACTCCCTCTCTTTACCTTTTAAAGGTCTGGGTAACTCCCAAAAACCTAAGTCTCTATCGTAGTCATATGTAGACACTGTTACTCATTAGAACCTTCTTTAGGGGGCAGATAAAAGATACCACCTCCATTAGAAGTAACATCCACTTTATCTATCTTACCAAGTCCTGCACGATCAAGCAAGTCCTTAGCTGCAGCCATCTTCTCTTTAATGCCTAATTCAGTAGGGTCTGATAAAGCACCTACAAGAGCCATTACAGCCTTAGGGGCTGAGCGAGAGAAGTGAGTACGTGTTGCAGAAGCAATCTCGTCTTTAAGAGATTCAACGATAAGCCTTGTAGGAGTATTGTCACTGTATCCAGCTAATTGCTTAGCACGAACAACGTCACCTGCAGCCTCATCGAAGAGTACTTCCAAGAACTTCTGTTGATTCTCTGTTAGTTGTCGTGCCATGTTGTTTTCCT